GAGCGCACGGACAGCGCGCGTGCCGCTCATCATCGCGCGCGACAGCCGCCGCGCGGGCTGCAAGTCGACGTATTCCGGCCGCTTGAAGTCGGGACGGGCCGCGGCTGGCGCGTTGCCGGGGATCACTAGGACGGGCGTGTCTGGCATGGTCAACCGATGGCGAAAGAGGAGACAGAGGCGCGCGTGTCGTGCAGCAGGTTGAACTCCTGCCAGCACAGATAGCCGGCGGCGTCGTTCGGGTGGTCGTAGCCCCCCGACTTGTCGGGAATGTTCGTGTCGGCCTTGTAGACCTGCCCGCCGAACGATTCGATGAGGTGCGAGGCCCTCGGGTGAATCCGCAGCCGGCGCCGATGCCCGTCGAACAGCATCATGTTCACGTTGTTGACGCGGTCGACCACGGGCGGATGCGCCGACGGGGCGCGGACCTCGAATCCGAACGAGCGGATGATCGTGAAATCGGTCTGCCCGGCCTTGGCGTTCGTGTGCCGCGCGTTGCCCGCCGGATCAGGGCAGAACACGACGCGACGCCGCGGGAATCGCTCGCTGATCTCTTGGCAGACTTCTTCGGTATTTGAGGTCGACACAAGCAGCGCGTCGAGCACGTGACACTCGTCGACCGCGCGAACGGCGAGGATCGACGCCATCGGATTGATGTTGAAGTCCTGCCCCACGAGCAGCTCGCCGCCCAAGTCGCAGACTGACGCGTCGACGTTGCCCTCTGGGAACGGCTTGTCGACGAACTTCGCATACACGCGGCCCTTGCCGCCGAGGTCGTACGCGCCGCCCCAGACGTGCTCATACTTCTCGGGGTCGGCTTCCTTGAGCCGCCGCGCTTCGTCGCGCAACGTCGACGGCAGAAACGGGTTGTCGCGGTACGTCGTGTGCACGAGAATAGAGCCGTCGAGCCCTTTGGCGAACAGCTGGTCGACGGGGTCGGTCTTCTTGTCGGGGTTCCACGAGAACCAGATCTCGGACCCTTCCGCGCGAATCGTCGGCAGCAGCAGGTCGAGGGAGCGCTGCGAGATGCTTTGCGCTTCCTCGACCCATGCGATACCGAACCCTTCGAGCGACTTGATCGAGTCGGACGTGTGGTCCTGCATCCCCTCGAAGATCATCACGCCGCTGCCGCCGAGGCGCCGGATCTCGGTCGTCAGCACCAGGAACAGTGACGCGACGCCGAGTTCGCGGATCTTCGCCTCAACCAGCGCCTTCGCCGAGAACTTGAGCGAGCGCTGCACCTCTCGGATGCACACGACGCGCAGCGCCGGATCGCAGACCATGCGCTCGACCGCTTCCTCGGCGAAGAAATGCGACTTGCCCGAGCCACGGCCGCCGCTGGCGCCTTTGTAGCGCATCGCGCGCTGCAGCGGGCGCGCCCAACGCGGAACTCTCCGTCGGAAGGTGAGCACTAGCCCTGCTGCTCGGTCGGCGTCGGGTCGATTACCTCGTGGATCACCTTGAGACCAAGCTCGATCGGGTGCCCGCCTTCCGTGCCGCTCACCTCGTGCTTCTCGACCTGCCCGAGCATCTGCTTGCCGAGCCAGATCAGCATGGCCGGATTGCCGGCAAGCGCCGCCTTGATCTGCGCCTGCCGAAGGCGCGTGCGCAGTGAGGCGCGCGCCTTGGTCAGCACCGCACCGCAGCGCTTGCGCACCAACGCCTCCGACACGCCGAGGAAGTCAGCGATCTCGCAGTTGGTCGCGCCAACCGACGCCATGCCCTCGACAACCTTGAGGTCCACCGGCTTCTGGCGGCCTGGGCGTTCTTTCGGCGCGGCGAGTTTCTTCGGCGTCACGGCCGCACCGCCGCGAGTCCAGTGGCGTTCTCCCATCGCTTGACGATCACGTCGCAATATGTCGGCGACAGCTCAATCAGCGCCGCCGATCGACCGCACGCCTCAGCCGCGAGGAGCGTCGATCCAGAGCCGCCGAACGGGTCGACGATGAGGTCGGCGGCCGTGCTACTGTTGTCGATGCAGTAGCGAATCAAGTCGACCGGCTTCATCGTGGGGTGCTCGCGGTTCGCCTTGGGGCGCGCAAACTCAAGCAGCGTTGTTTGCTTTCGATCTGATTCCCAGGTGTGAGCAGCGCCTTCTTTCCAGCCGTAGAAGATCGCTTCGTGCCGGTAGTGATAATCAGACCGTCCGAGTACGAGCGCGTCTTTCGCCCAGACAAGCGTTTGCCGCCACACCTCAAGGTCAAAAAGCACGGTCGCGAACGGGAGAAACAGCGGTCCCGCCGGAGCCGCGACATACCACGCCCCCCCCACGCGCGTGTTCGCCCACGCGAGTGAGAGCGCGGCTCGCAGGAAGTCGCGCAACCCATCGGCGTCCAGCGAGTCGTTCTCGATCGTGAGCGCGTCTTTCGTCTTGCCGACATAGCTCACCCCATACGGCGGATCGGTCCACACCATGCCCGCCTGCCGCCCTGCCAGCAGCGCATCCCACGCGCCTGAGTCGGTGCTGTCACCGCAGACGAGCGTATGCCGGCCGAGCGTGATACGGTCCCCGAGCTTCGTAATCGGCTCCTTCGGGGCTTCTGGCACAGCATCGAGGTCCGCATCCTCGACGATCGCGCTCGGCGGGTTGAGCAGCGCAGTGAGCTCGTCGGCATCGAAGCCGGTCAGCGCGAGATCCCATCCGTCGTCCTGCAGCTCGTGCAGTTCGATCGCGAGCAGGTCGTTGTCCCACTCGGCTTCGGCTGCGACACGATTGTCGGCGATGCGGTACGCCTTGATCTGCGCGGCGCTCATGCCGGTTGCGACGTGAACCGGGACGTCGGCCATCCCGAGCGACCGCGCAGCTTCGAGGCGCGTGTGCCCCGCGATCACAGTGAGCGCCTCGTCGACGACGATCGGCTGGCGCCAACCGAACTCGCGCAGCGATGCGGCGACCTTGGCGATGGCGGCGGTATTTTTGCGGGGATTTCGCACATAAGGCACCACCGACCCGATCGGCACCGTTGCCACGGTGAACGACGGATCGCTGGCGGCGGGCAGTTTACGCGGCATAGTCCACACCCTCGCGCGTTTGTATGCCAAGCGGTAGCTGGTCGGGGTGCGGCAGCGGCCCCTTGTGGCCCCGCCGTGTTTTCGGGACAGGCACGGTCGCCGGTGGCAGCCGGTATGCACGGGGGCCAGCGATATACTCGCCTGGCGTCCCCTCGGTCGGCAGTACGACGGCGTCGAGATACCGGTGCTCGACGAGCAACGCCAGCGCTCTCCGCATGGTGCGCGGCTTGAGGCCAAGCTCGAGCGCCGTTGGCCGGACCTTGATGACCTGCGGCACGGTCAGGTCGTAGTGATCGGTCAGGTAGCGCCAGAGGAACTTGCACGCGATCCGGTGCCGGATGACGCGCAAGCGGATGACGCGGGTGATGGGGCGGGTCATACCCGCCGCTCCTGCCACGCGCCACCCTTCTGCCAGACGACGACCACCGGAAACGGCGCGTGTTCGGCCACGACCTTGAGCTTGACCCACGCTTCGGGTGTCGCCCCGAAGTCGCTGTCGCCGCTCGCCGCCTTGACCTCGTGCAGCTCAAGCGCCCCGTCCGGCAACAGCACGACGAAATCGGGCCGGTAGTGCGTCTCATCGGCGAGTCGCCAGCTCAGCCCCTCGTACCACCACGCCGAGACCAGACCGGCCGCCTGTCGCGCCGTGAGGATCTGCGCGTAGCGGGTCTCGCCCTTATTCATGCGCTCCTCGGCGGAACGCTTCCGGCCCTTTGCCATCGGGAGCTCCGCGGCGGGCTTGGCGCCGCGCTGTTGCGGGCGGTACACGAATTTGCGCGGGCTCATGCCGATCTCCTCGATCGCCGGATCTGTTCAGGGGCAACGCGCGTGAGGTGCACGGCTCCGCACGCCGGGCATCGGTACGTGTACTTCGGCCCGCCGTGCTTCCGGCGATTGTGTTTGGAAAGCAGAGACGCCTTGGCCGCCTTGGCGGTGGCGAACTGCTGCTTGCCGCTGGTGAGGCAGATCGTGTTCATGCCGCCGCCGGCTGCGGGTTGTACCGCTGGAACTCGGCACGGAACTGCGCCATTGCGGCCTCGCGCTGCACCCGCAGGGCTTCCCGCTCCTCGTCCGTGCGTGGCTTTTCCACGACGACGGCCGGCTGGCGAGCGGCGATTTCGCGGGCGAGTCGTGCGGCCTCCCGTTCTTCGGCGCTCGCCGGCTCGGGTGGTCGGTCGGCCACGCGGCGCGCGAAACCGCGGAACAGCGAGACGCTGAACGGCTTGGCGCTGGCCGCCATCTCGGCGACCGCCCGCATCACGTCGGCAATGTCGGCGGCGCGGCCGGTGTTCACCCCACGCACGACATGCAACCCCGAGGCCGTCGCGTGCAGTTCGAGCACGAGCACGTCGGGCGACGGATGGTGCGCGAGCAGGGCGTCGAGGGCGGCCCGTTCGTGCGGCAGGCCGGCGGCGCGCAGGTCGTCGAGTTGTTGGCGGTACGCGACCGGATGATCGGCGACCGGCGGGCGTTCCGCGTCCCGCGCGCTAACTGCTACACCGGCCTCCGGTGTAGTAGTTACGTCTCGTCTCGTCTCGTCTACCTGACCGTTTTGGCGCCGTGCCGTGTTTTGGCGCGCGGACGGCGCTGATTCGGCGCGCGCCGTTTTGGCGCCGTTTTCGCGCTGTTCCCGCGCCGCGCGCTTCCGTTCGATGTCGGATTCGGCCTT